ATTACTTTGTCCCAAATCTTGATAATGCCATTTGCCTGTCTTTGAAAACAAAAATTATTGTGAATGATTTTATTCCCTCAAAACTTGAAGAAATGTCTCCTATAAAATACATTCATGACGTCTATTTGCTAATAACTGAGAACTTTCACATGCAAACAAGAACTGACCGAACAATACGTCTAAGCTATCCGAAACTTACAGCACTTTCTGATGTGAAAAATTTTGATGTAGATGATATTTTTAAAGCATGTGCGTCATTTCTACATAGCTTTCTCTGGTCCAAGAACCTCCTTGAGAAAGGCCCTGAAGTTATTGGTGGTGGGCTTTCCTGAAAATTCGTGCACTTTCATGTTTGTTTCTACTTTGAAGGTGGGATATGCTGTAATTTTATAGAGAGCAGCCTTTCCCTTATCCCCATCGCAATTCACTTCTTCCATAAATACAGTTTTACCGCCATACTTGTAATGTGAGTTTTTGAGAATCTCTTTCATAGATGCCCAGGGCTGCTGTGCTTTCTTACACCAGGGACACCAAGGTGTGTAAAAAAACATGAACTTTGCTTGAGTTTCATCCATGCTGTTTTCAACGGGGGGAGTTGTTACAATTGTTCGTGAACCAGGCACTATCCCAGTAATAAGATAATACAATCCAATAAATCCTGCAACTACAACTAGTGCTACAATAAATGGAATGCCAACGGTACTAAGAAGTTCCATCCTTGTTAAATATTGGGTACAAAACTTTAGCTTCTTGGCGCTGTTTCTCAAAGTATTTGCGGTAAGCTTCTTCCTTTAGCAAAAGAGGTTCCCGAATAAGCATCCAGGCTATAGTGTTGGTTTGGCGTTCGGGTTCATATGGTTTGGCATTAATTCTGTACCACTTACCACAGTAACGTACGGCGTCCATTTTATACAACAACATACGTATCTTTTAAAACAGTTCCATTTTTCGGGAAGCATATCATTCCATTGCGAAAATGTGTACGTATTGCTCATCGAAAGGTTGCAACGTGAACAGATGGGATACAGATTCGAAAGAACAGTTGGTCCTCCTTTTGATTCTGGGATATCATGACCGCACTGAAAATCAAAAACGGTTATAATGTTTGTGCACCAATGCGTCAAACATTTTGACTCGAATCTTTTTCCAAAACATTTGAGCCAAACCTGCTCTCTCAGCGCTTTTGGAATCTTTTGCTTATTCATTGCTAAAACGAATTTAGACTACTTAAACCAAAGTATAAAAAATGGTTCATAAAGAAGTCGGAAGCGTGCTCGTAGAGTTCGAAGATAGAAATATTTCTCCCGCGTTACTTTGCGTAACCGAAGAAAATGGCAACATATTCGTCAATAGCAAATTCATTCCAGCGTCTTACAACGTTGAGGATAGCATTCGATGCGTATTGAAAATTCCGACGGCTGTCTACATTGTAACAACACACTTTAAGACCGAACCACACAGTGAACACCGACGTTCAGACTTTCTGAGGTCATGGTGGCAAGATTACATAATTTCAAGAGTTATTGTTATTGCAACAGTGCTCATATCTAAAATGGATTATGAATCTGCAGGATACGATTCTGTATAAAGAAGAATGGAAGTGACAAAACTTCCGTGGAAACAAAATCCACGCACAAAAAAAGTTTGTCACAAACCTTCAGCAATATGTCACGCAGGACGAACAAACTGCCTCGACTGCAACAAGGTTAAAGGCTCTAAGGCTTTGAAAAAGTCTAAGGGATTCATTCCTAAATTCAAGAAGATCATAGAAGAAACGGATTGAAAAAAATCATGTTTTTATTTCAAAAAAATGGAAAATAAAGTTCACGAGGCTCTTGAAAAGACAATTGCCTTTATGAAAGACACCCATGGTATTGAATACAATTCAATAGTTCGAAAATACGAACACCCTCTGTTATTTAAAATTACATTTGTGGGAACTCACGAACGAAAAGTAGTGATAGAACTTCTGGAGAATGGAAATGTTTCTGTTCTCCAGACTAGGGATGTTATTTATAGTGAATTGAGTATTTTAATGAATAAATTTATGGAATGTCTTGGCTAACTTAAGGGAAACCTACAAGGTGAGCGCCAATACCGAAGCCCGCGCCCGTACGTGCAGAAGCACCTACGCTGGGGGCATAAATATCAAGAATCGCAAACGTGGCTAGCGCAACCATTGCAATCATACCGATTTCAGAAAGCTTCAAACCCTTTCCAGGAAGAAGGTACGCAGCAATCGCTACCGCAAGACCCTCGAGCGCATACTTAACTGCACGAGACGTGAGGTCGCCCATATCAATACCCATTGGTTGTGCGACAGATTTTTGTTCTGGCATTTTATACAGATGATTAGATAAAAAATGATAATTCGTGTAAAAATAACTGTTGATGACGATGTTGTTCGAAAATACAAAATTGCGCATACGTCTCAAATAGTATTTTTAGTTTTAGTTTATTTGAACGACCCTGAGGGATGGGGGAAGCACGGATACTATTTTGAAGAGGTTTCTCATGGAGAAAAAGTCCACATTCGTCTTTCTTCTAATGAAACAGTCACTAAAGAGTGCGGCCTTGAAGGAAATTTGTCGTGTGCAATCCTGGGAGGAAACAAAATGTGGTTAAATGCAGAACGATGGTTTCACGGGGCTCCGAAAAGTAAACTTTCTCTAGACGATTATCGTCAGTATATGGTGTCTCACGAAATCGGACACATTCTCGGACACGAACATTCTAAATGCAGTTGCAAAGGATGCCGTGCACCAATCATGATGCAACAGACTCTTGGAATAGGCCAGTGCAAACCTAATACCTCGGTTTAAAACGGATTTTTTTTGTTAAAACCTTTAAATCTTATGCGGGGGATCTCGAAAGGGTGAACCTGCGAACCGCGAATGTCGAGGACTTCGGAGAGTTATGCTGCACGTGATCGAGAAATAGTTGCTCGAACTCTACACATTTATCGCTACACGAACCAACCACGCGCTGAGGAGCTTTTGAAGCGCCTTGACGAGATTAACGATACTCTCGACAAGCTTTACAAACAAAGGCTCAAAGAGCCCGACGTAGAATATCGCGACCCTTTCATGATGATGGGGGGTCGGCGTGACGATGCAGAGGCAGAAAAGCCCAAATATCCTCCAGGAGTGGAGGAACAAATCGCCAGTCTCAGAGCCGAGTACGCTGCTGCGCATGCAGAGTGGAAGAGCCTCATTGACTGGCAAGCGACCCGTTGGGCACGAATTGACGAGCAGTCAAAGATATACAGCCGCGAGGTCTGTGATGTGTCCACGATGTAAGTGCTGAGAACAGCACTTTTTAAAACGGATTTTTTTAACAAATTACTCCGATAAAAAAGGGTAAACGAGAAAAGACCTTTAACCACACACAGAAATGAGCGCTATTGAGCAGATTCTTCACCGATTTTCCCCTGCGGGGATGGCGGAGTGGAAGGACTCCATGGATCGAGCAACCTCGTCATCACGGACGGGGATGGTTGCGGGCAAGCGGTATAACCGCATCACCTACAATAAAGACAAGACTGTGGCATCGACGACGTATGTCGGCACATTTGTACGCAACTATACTATGGGCTCAGGCGACGGTATGGAGTACTACGCAGAGTTCAAGAAGGACGACGGCACGGCCGTCAGGTTCGGCGATGAAATGTGGGGCAACATTGGCGATGTGCCTGCGACTTACTCGCAGGTCGACTGAGTGCTGAGAACAGCACTTTTTAATTTACGTTAAATGCACCAACTTTAACACACTTGAAATAGTAAAACAAATGCCCCGCGAGACCCTTCCAAAGAAAGAAGAAGATGGAACCGTTATTGACTATTTGGAGGAGGACCCCGAAATTCCCACGCAGCGATACAGCATTATTTCCTTCATTTCGCCCGAGAAAGTTATTCTTCAGAAAGCCGAGTTTATGAACAAGAAGTTTGTTGAGTGGCTGGAGTACGACTGGAAGATTAAGGGTCTTGAGACGCTGATGGCCTTTCTTGCAAAGAAGTATTCGTTGAAGGTGGACGACCTTTTCAAGGATTTGGGAGAGTTTACGAAGGTTCACAATGAGGCCATTTCGAAGACGGATATTCACGAGCAGTACCAAATCTTTTTGCTTAAGAAGGAGAAGGAGCTGGAGACGGAGTTTACGGAGAAAGTAGATTTTAAGACTAATGTGCGGGGTGTAAAAGTTCGTCGCGTCTTTGCGAATCTGGAGGAGACGCAGCATTTCGCCAAGGTTCTGCAGAAACGCTACCCCAACGATAATCTGTATATCGGTAAGGTAGGCGCCTGGCTTCCGTGGGATCCTTCTGAGAACCTGATGCCCGAGGTAGAGTATGCTGAGAAGGAGCTCAATGAGCTGATGCGCAAGTACAAAGAAAACGAGGTGAACCGCGAAATCTTCTTTGAGGAGGAGAAGACGCAGCGTATCCAGGCCCAGAAAAAGGAGAACGAGGAGCGCCGCAAGAAGGCTCTGGAAGATGCCAAGGCTGACGCGGGAATTGCAGATACGTCAGATATCGGCGCATCGATTCAGATGCCTGTCCATCCTTCGGAGGGAGGAGCTCCACGTGACCTTTAAAACGGAATCTTTTCACGATAACCTAATGTTTTTATTCAAACATGTCGCAGTATCAAGAAGAAGGCTTTGTTGTGATGATGGCACTTATAGTGCTACTCTACATCATACCCATAAGCTTCATTATTTACAAAGGATGTCAGCCGAGACAGTACGACTACTACCCCGACTCCGACTCTGAGCCCGAGGCTGAGACACAAACTACCACGCATTACGGAGGTAAGTTAATCGACCCAGAAGGTGTCCCATATGGACACGGCGACCAATAAATTTCTAATAAAATTTTTAACCGTTAAAACGGAATCTTTTTAGTCAAATATACATATCTCATATTGCGGAGGGCCTCGAAAGGGTGTCCCTACCCCCAGCGTATACCGCGTTAGCTTTCCAGCTTTCCAGCGCAAAACACAAAAGATGAGCGACGAGAAGACAGAAGCTCAAAAACTAGAAGAGTACCGCCGCAGTATTGCGGTGGCGTTTAGGAAAGGCGACACCGACCCCGACTTTTGCCTCGTTACCCAAATGAACAACGACCGAAAGCCATTTGACCTCAAGGACTATGTAGTTTCTGAAGGCGAGGCTGTTCCAGGCCTGCGCTACAGTTACGCAGACGCCAGCGATCCATTTCACAAGTGGTTCAATTGGCCCAAGAACGTCTATGTAGTTCGCGAGGAAGGAGTCTTTGCTTTGCATGGGTACACTCCTTATCTGAAGGATTGCGTTAGGCACCTCAGCGATGGCACATCTTGTCCCTCAGGCTGGGATAGACCAAACAAGATGGTCTTGATGAAGAATTGGTAAGGCTCTCGAGTCACTCGACATCGTGTGAGCCCCGCTTCGTAGAGCTCCGCCGAGCTCCGAGCACCCCCTAATAATGTAAATAAAAAGAAAAAGAACAAGAGAAAATCTGAAAAATAAAAAGTTAAAAAACGAGCGGAAGCTCAAAAAAGAAAAAAAAACATAATAAAAACCCAGAGAGAATTTTTAACCGAAGTATATTTTTTGTATGCGTTAAATAAATGTCTTCCCAATACGATATTGAACTGGAAAGTGCAGTTAAATCAGCAAAACCAAATATGGCGCGAATTTCTCAACTTTCAGGTCTCGCTACGGCAAAAGGTAAAGAGAATGCTAAATCTCTTCAGGCGCCAGGATCCAAGTATGTTAAAGGTGGTCGCCGCCATCGGCATACGAAGAAAGCGCGTAAACACCGCCGCAAGACGAGCCGCCGTTAAAACGGAATCTTTTTAGTCAAATATACATATCTCATATTGCGGAGGGCCTCGAAAGAGTGTCCCTACCCCCAGCGTATACAGCGATAGCTTTTCAGCTTTCCCGCTTTTACCCGAAAGATGTTTGACGAATCAAGCATAATGCCCTACATTGTCGTCGCCCTAGTCGTACTTGCTGCAGCTGCAGCACTATGGCTGGGTCACTACGTGTTTAACCCCCCTCCTCCGACCGCTCAACAACTTTTAGACGAGTTGAAAGCCGTCGAGAGAAAGGTTTGGAAAGATGGTCCTCGTAGGACCCTTAACAACCTTAACAGGAGATCCCCTTCACCTGCGGGAAGTCGTCGTCGTACGACTGCGGACATCCGTGACATGAGAGAGAAGACAATTAGGACTATCAGAATGCTAGAAAACCAACTTTAGAGCGCCGTTTGACTACGCGTGCTCTAAACAGGAAAAAGCAAATACAAATCTCACAAAACATAAAAACAAAAGAAAAAAATAGAAAACACAGAAACAGAAAAAACAAAAGAAAAAATGAAACCGTGAAAACTTTTTGCTTTAAAATGGAATATTTTTAGTTAAATACCCAAATCTCATGCGGAGGGAACTCGAGAGAGTACCCCGCGCGCAGCGCAAGCATGGAGCTCTACACTTTGATGTGGCTAGCTTACTGCATCCTTGCGCCTATAGTTAGCTACTTCGTGATTCCCGAATTAGCCGAAATCTACATGTCTCACCAAAACACATTCACATACGAAGATAGAGTTTCAGGAACTGCGTTATTTGACGCGTTCCTGTTTCTAATAATAATTGCGATTATTGTAGGTTTAACAGTACTTATGCCAATTGGCTCTGTACTTATGTGGCTAACTCAATAATAATAATGTGGCTCCTCACGGAGTCTTTTTAATAAAAATGGATTTTTAATTTGAGTTCCAATTCGAAATAAATACTAAAAATGAGTAGAATAGAGTTTGAGGCAACTAATTTGATGTTTGAAAAAAATCTTATTGGTCTTTCGCATATCGGTACACCTAGTACGGTTCGTCCCGACGCATCGTTCTTAATTCCGATTACTGAAATATGTGCGTTTAGCTTTAGTGATATAATGTATTCAGAGCAGAAGCGCTTCACTCTTCTATTGAAGAATGGTACTACAGTCGTAGTATCTTTAGATATGAAAAATTGTCAGAAATATTTTGATAAATTTATAGAAGCTTGGAAGAGTCAATTTGACTCGAAAACAGCCGATTTACTTGATTTAAAATAGACTTCTTCATGGAGTCTTTTTTACATGCACCCACGGTCCCGAATTCTTTTTGCGCATGGAATCTACGCTGTACTCGTCTGCAGCAAGCATAGTACTTGAGAACGGTTTATTATCTACCCAAAGCGAATCGTCGCACATATGAAACATTGGATGATCAGATGCTTTGTACCAAAACACCTGGTCTTCTAATTTGTTCGACTGAACACCGTTGCAAATAACTAAGCACTCAAAATTTTCAGTACATTGGTCCATGAACTGACAAAACATTTCGAAAGTGGGAAACATACCTGCATAGTTGTCGTAAATACGTCTGCGGTTATTCACGATAGATTCGCGAAGAATAAACACAAAATCGACGTTCGTTCGAAGGTTAGGTGTAATGCCGAGAGGATACTGCATGGTAATGATTGTCATCAAATCAATATGACGACCGTTCATAAAAACGTAACGAGTCGATTCTTCTTTAATCCACGAAGCGTCGTACAAACAGTCATCCAAAATAAGGAAAGCACGAGGATCGGCAGAAGAACTTCCGCCTGATTTTTTCTTGTCTTCATTTCGGGCAGTTTTGGCACCGAGCTGGCGCTTAATGACTCCCATAACAATTTCAGGACGGTACTTGTCGTGAATTAACTTTGAAGGAACCATATGCTGGAAAAACTCGTTTGCAACTTCAGTTCCCGAAATGACTGTACCGATTGGGAAAGCATGTTGGGTGGAATAGAGGATATCGCGCACCAAGAAAGATTTTCCCGTATC